TACCCTTTATCGTTGGGATACGATATCGTTAATTTAACGAGCACGACCTCGAGCAGTTAACGTCGTTGCAGACGAATTAGGCGATTTTTATACTGAACGACCAGTTGTTGGATATCGTTCCAACGGACGAATTCTTAAATAATATACTACTCTTTAATCAAAGTCACCACGTAATCTTCGTAAAGTATCTTCCGGTAGTGCACTAAATTCATCATCAGACATTACATTTATGTCTACTACTTTTTTATTTTGAGTAGACTCGCCTTTCATTTCTGGCGGTTGTGCTTGTGCAGCTTCTACTTTTTTCTTAACTGTAGCTTTTTGTTTTTTCTGTTGTACCGCTTTTGTTAAAGTAGGTGCAGGGTCAACCGCTTCAGTTTCACTACCTTGTAATAACTCTGGTTTTTTACTTAATAAAGTAACTTCAGTAGCTTTTGCTAACGAATCAGCTGCGCCATAACCTTGGTAAATAAAAGCATCACGTAATTCCATAACTTCTTTAGTTAAAGCTTCATCATAAACTTTACTTTTTTCATCAAAAATAGGAAAGACTTCCATAATTTCAGATGCTTTTTGACTTAATTCATGTTGCTCACGATCTTGTTGTACTGTTTGACCCATCTTACTTTGCATTTCAGACATTAGCTGTTCTCTTTCTGCAGTTCTAATTTCTTGTCTAAGTAAAGCAGCTTTTTCTGTTTCGCCTTCTAACACTAAATCTTGATAAGTTTTTTCTTGTGCTACAAAATCATATTCCGGTGTTTTTGTTTCTTCAGTTTCTTTACCTTCTATATCTTGTAGACGTTTTTGCATTTCTTTATTTTTTGCAAGCACTTCATCAAGTCTAGACTTAGGCACCATAGGCGCTTTCTTTTCTTCTACTTCTTCCTCTGGTCCTTCTTCCACTGCTTCCACAGGTTGCTCATCATCTCCTTGAACTGCCTCTGGTTCTGGTGTTTCTGTTTCACCTTCTGGTTCTTTAGCTGGAGTTTCTTCGACTTGCTCCTCTGCAACTTCTTCTGTTGTTTCCTCTGCAACAACCTCATCTTCTGTTTTTTCTTCTTCAACCTCTGCCTCCGTAGTTTCGGGTTCTTCTTCAAAATTCATATCAACTTGGAAAGGTGCAACATCTTCTTCAGTTTTTGCATCTGCTCCGGGCATACTGTCAAACTCTAGTTCTTCAGTAGTATTATCTTTTTTAGCCATTAGTTACCTCCTGTGGTTCTTTTCATAGCTTCGGCAGCTAATTTAGTTGCCGCTTGGGTTTCACTTTGTCCTTGCCTCATTTGATTAGTTAAAGCAGATAACTGTTCACGTAAGGCGAGTTCTTGTTGCTTCATTTGCATTTTACTCTGTATCTCAGCTACTTTTATTTGTGGATCAGCTGCAGTTTCCTGTGCTTTTGCCATATTTAATTGAGATAAAGATTGTAAATTCTGTACTTCAGCTTCCATCTTAGCAATTTCTAATTGTATTTTTGTAATCTCTGCTTCTGCTTGGAAAGCTTGAAGTTGTGCTTGTTCTTCAGATGGTGGTTCCATACCTTGCATTATACGGATACGTTGTGCAACTTCACCTTTTTTAGCTAGGTGTGAGTAATCAACAATTAAATCATCAGGGATTGGTACGCCAACTTGTCTAAGTTGTATCGCTTCAGCAAATTGTACTTCATCATAATTATCTCTAGTAGGCATAGTACCTATAACTACTTTGTATTCACCTAAGGTTAAATCATTAATAATATCTCCTTCAGGAGTCATCTGATTTATTCTAATAGGAATTTCAGGTTTCATTGGGTCACTTTCATCAGTGATTTGAATTAATCTTTCTTCAGTGTAGTACGCTTGTACTAATTTTAAAATGTGTTCAGCTAAATACTGTCTAGTTTTTTGTAAATTATCTAAAGGCACTTGAATCATTAAAGAGCCACGATTTTGTTTTGCTTGAATGGCTACCCCTGAAACTTCAGGAGCATCGGTGCCTAACATAGCATCACTAATACCACTGATAGTTTTTATATTAGCAGCAGCTTTTTGACTTATACGATCTAAGCCGGTGGGAATCTGATTAGGTGGTATCTTCGCAGGGGGGGAGGAGCCGCGATTGTACTCTAATACTAAACCAGTTTCCGCACCGTGTTCCTCGAGATCATCCGCGGTCATGCCTTGTAATGAACCTGTTTCTACAATCCAACCACTGTTAGCTGTAGTATTTACAATATGAAGTTCTTGTGAGCTTATTTTGTTTAGTTGTTCTTGGGGTGAAATTAAATTTCTAACAATACCAAAAGGTCTACCTCTACGCCAATATGGGAAGTAAGGCACAATAGTAAAACATTCATAAGGAGACCAGTCATCATGTAATACAACTTTATCGGCAGTTACTGTCCAACGTACTTTACGGTCTAAACGAGTAAGTATATCTAAACCATAGTCGTCAGCGAACTTTTCTCTTTTACGTTTAGTCCAATTCTGTGGAACTACACGCATGTCGCCAGTTACTTCATCAACATAATACATACACTCTTTTAATTGATAATATTGCCTTTCCACTACTCTAATAGCACGAACTTGTCTATTTTCTTCTGGGTTAGCCGTGCTGCTTTGGTTATATTCAACACCAGTGTAAGTATCACCATATCTAGTTTCTTCATATTCAACAGAGTCGGTACCCATGGTATCCCCGTATTCTGCTGCTACTCTTAGACGGTCTGCTTCTTTTTGACCATATTGTTCTTCAATCTCATCTAAACTCATCCATTTAGTTTCAAATATTTCATTCCAAGTTTTTGGGTCATATTCTTTTGCATCGGGGTCAATAAGAATATCTATTGGATCTTTAGTAGTTATACGTACTTCACCTTGAATGTGATCGGTAAAATCTATACGAACATCAAAATATCCACGATCTTGAATAAGACCATCAGAAAATACCTGTCCTTCTAACCAATCTAATTTATTATTAGCAGAGATTTGTAAATATAATTTATTTAAAACATCAGCAACTTCTTGAGAGCCATTACCAACTGGTTTAAAACTAACATCTGCTCTTCGCGTACTTTGTTCACCAAGCACAGTGTTAACCGTAGGAAGTATTGTATTGATTGTTAGAGCCGGACGACCTTCATCATCTAAGGTAGCAACATCAGCTGGGTCCCACTGATTGCCTCGATAAAAAGCATCACATTTTTTTGCTGTCTCGATATAGTCAAGATGGCCATTGTCGCGCGCACGTTCGTAACGCTCGAACTGATTAGTAGCTATTAAATGCTCTTCTTCCTTACTAAGTCTCTTTTTCTTTTTATGATACATTAAGAACTCATCGCTGATTTACGTTTGTCAGTCTTAGCTAGATATTTTAGTTTATCTCGCCAAGAAGGTACATGCTCTATCTTCTCTACAAAAGTAGCGAATTCAGTCATCATTAATCCTATCCATGCTAACGCATCCACTTGGTCATCATGCACCCCGTTTGGAAAACGCAAAAGTTCCGCAATAAGCGGACCAACCCATACCGGATCTTGTGGAAAGTATACCATGCCCTGTTGCATTCTACCTTGAATCGCACGACCCCTTGCTTCTTTGTCACGTCGTCCTACTTTTAAATCTTTAAAGTAAGCTTCGTTGAGTCCACGTTCGCGAACTCGTTTTTGCAAAAAAGGCCCCAATGCCATTTCTATATGTCCTTTCTCTATGCCCACTACATGGGGACGCCAAGTTTCATATAAGTCTAGGATTTGTTCAACAAGTTCAAACCCGTCATACTTCCCTCGTACACAATCTACTACGTATAAATTATCGTATTCATCAACCCCAACAACTAACCCAACAGAGTAGTCATTACGTTCACGTTGACCAATCGCTAAATCCCAAGCGCAATAGTAGCGTAACTTGTCCAAGTCTACTTCAGTTTCATCATAATACCTAATCATTTCTCGGTTAAAGTACTCACCTTCATCGTTAACTGGGTTCTGCTGATACAGAGCCGACCAGTCACGTGGACCTACCGCTCTTTGAATCTGGGTGAGAGCTTCCGCACTGTAACGCTCTGGGTGAAGCGCTTCGCCTTTTTCTCTAAACTCTTCATCTTCTTCGGCGATTGCTGGATACTTAACTACTTCCCACTGATCCGCACCGCCGGCTGCCGCAGTTAGTAGCTTGCCTGCTAAATCATCATCGTGCCATCGAGTAAGAATTACTAACACACCGCCCCCTGGAGCAAGACGTGTGTAAGCAGTTGAAGTGTACCAATCCCAAACTGAATCTCTGTTATATTCTGATTCGGCGTCTTCTCTGTTTTTTACAGGATCATCGATGACGAGCACGTGCGCTCCTTTACCAGTAATACCACCACCAACACCAGCTGCTACATAACCACCGCCCTTGGTTGTATTCCAAGATTCTACGGACTGCGAACTAGGGTCTAGCGAAACACCAGAAAAGACATTTTTATAATTAGGCTCTCTTAATTGCTGACGAACCTTACGACTAAAGTTCATGGCCAACGATCCAGAGTATGAACAACTAATAAACTCATGTTCAGGGTTCTTGCCTAAGTGCCACGCTGGAAAAGCAACAGAAGCTAAAGTAGATTTACCATGTCGAGGTGGCATAAATAGCATTAGTCTAGGAGATTTCCTATCGTTTACATCTTGACTAAATTGTTCGAGTCTTAAACAAATATCTTTGTGTACCCAACCTGCTACATAATCAGAATTAAATCTTTCAACAAATGGTAATAAGTGCTTACGTGACAACGCACGCATTGCTAACTCTTGTTGCGCTTTTTCTTGTTCAGTCTGTTCAACTGTTTTTTCTTCTATAGGTTCTTCTATTTGAGGAGCAACTAAACGTTCGGCTTCGTCGGCTTTGCAGTACACACAAACTTGATCATCCCCTGGGTACAACGTCTCAGGATGTGACGACTTACAAGTAGTACATTCAATCTTCTTTATTTCCATCTTTCTTTGGCATTAGATAGTGGTTATCAGTTCCTGCTATTTTTAACAATTCAGAATCTGGTAGTTTTTCTAGTTGTTGAACTGTTTTATCAAGATTTATATTTATTTGCGTCGCATGTTCTGGTGCAAATAGACCGTGGAGCTTGCACAATGAATCAGTGATAACCTTTTCTTCGGTCGCGGTTGCCGATTTACGGTGAGCTTCTAAATACATAGAAGTAGCTTGTTGCTTATCAAACTTAATTTCTTCTTTAAACTCATCACGCATCTTGGCTACCATCTTCTGTACAGCTGGTTTTTTAAAGATTTTATAGACATGCTCATTATCCCTATAACCAGCGGCTCTTCCTGCAGCAGCTTTAGACATCCCTCGGAGATGATATAGTATGAGGCGTTCTTCTTGAACACTTAGCTCATTAAGTTTGACGTCCGCATAAGGATAATGAGACTGAAGCTCGGCTCTTTCTTGTTCAAAGTTTTCTTTATCACTCATTTTCTTTGAATTCTACTATATTTTTACACCACCAGTACAATAAGTCTTCGGATAAACTGTGTTTTAGTATGTTTACCCGACTACAAACTAGTTGAATATTGCTCGGTATATACCAAACAGTTGGATCTATTCTATCAATTGAGGCGTTCAAGTCTTTTTTACCATTACCATCTTTGTGATAAGTCATATACAAATTGGTAAGGGCACATTTACCTCCTTGTTTATTCCAAACTGCTATTAAGTCTTCTGGTTGGATATCCCAAATTACGTCTTTATTATTTTTAGTACGAGAATATTTTAAATGATGGTATAAACTTTTCAAATATGCTTCTGGAGAACCACTTTTTTTCTTGTTTCTCGCAACAGTACGGCAAGAAAGGCAAGTCGATCGGTAGAAAACTCCTTTAGCATTTGAAGACTTATATTCACTTTTTGGGAAACTTTTCCCGCAACCCGCACATTTCTTTGTGCTCATGCTTAGTCACTATATATGGTAATAAATTTTTTGTGAAATTTTTTTCAAAATATTTTTTGT